CAACTGGAAATACCTTTACCGAAATTCAACTAGACCAGAATCCATCCACACTTGTTGTGGGTGAGAATGGTGCTGGAAAATCTACAATACTAGATGCATTGTGTTTTGTATTGTTTAATAAACCCTTCAGACAAATTAGTAAAACACAACTACTGAACTCTATCAATCAGAGAGAGGCAGAAGTAGAAGTAGAGTTTACTACACAGAATAAGAAGATTAAGATTATTCGTGGTATCAAACCTAACAAGTTTGAAATATATGTTGATGAGGTAATGATTAATCAAAATGCAAATGCAAAAGATTATCAGAAACACCTAGAACAACAAATTCTTAAATTTAATTATCGTTCATTTACACAAGTGGTTATACTTGGTAGTTCTACATTTGTACCATTTATGCAATTAAATTCCAAAGCAAGAAGAGAAGTTGTTGAAGATATTCTAGACATTAAGATATTTTCTCTAATGAACCTTGTTCTCAAAACAAAGGTAAGGGAAATAAATACGAATATCACAGATAGTAATTATACTACTGAACTTACTAAAAGTAAGATAGAGATACAAGAGAAGTACATTGAAGATTCTAAAAACAATAGGGATAATATTCTTTCTGAAAAGACAAATCTTATATCAAATAATGAAGAAGAAATCCATGAGAACAAGAAGAAAGAAGACGAGCTTCAACAATCCACCGATACCTTTCTGGAAGCGATGAGTGGTGAAGACAAGGTTACTGATAAAAGAGATAAACTAAAAGACATTCAGTTTTCTCTAAAAGATAAACACAATCGCAATACTTCACTGATTAAGTTCTTTGAAGAAAATGATGATTGTCCTACTTGTGAACAACATATTGATGAAGAGTTTAAATGCAAATCTATAGATGAAAAACTTCTAGAGGTTAGAGAACTTGAAACTGGACTAAACAAGTTATCAGATGAAATGAATAAAGTCAACAAAAAAGTAAAAGACTTTAAAGACCTTGCAACTGCAATTCAAAAGAATCAAGTAGAAATTGGTAAGTATCGTAGTACAATCACTCAACTAGAGAAGTTCAACGCAACTCTAGAGGCTGAGATTAAAGGAATTAAAGATAAAGAAATTGCAGAAGAAGATGTAAAAAAACTTGACAAACTGCAAGAAAAGTTGTATAGTTATGAATCAAGTGCAAAAAAGTTAAAAGAAGAATTGTTCTATTATGATATTGCACGAAACTTATTACAAGATACTGGTATCAAAACTAAGATTGTGAAACAATATTTACCTATTATGAATAAGTTGATTAATACATATCTATCATCTATGGATTTCTTTGTCAACTTTAATATTGATGAAAACTTTAATGAGACAATCAAGTCACGATTCCGTGATGACTTTGTATATGCAAATTTCTCTGAAGGTGAGAAGATGCGTATTGACCTTGCACTACTCTTTACTTGGAGAGCTATTGCAAAAATGAAGAACTCTACAAATACTAATCTATTAATTCTAGATGAAATATTTGATAGTTCTTTGGATGCAGATGGTACGGATGCATTTCTAAAAATCTTGAATACTTTTGATTCAGAGAATGTATTTGTCATTTCGCATAAACAAGATATGTTGTTTGATAAATTCAGACACACAGTTAAATTTGAAAAAACTAGAAACTTTAGTAAGGTGGTATAATGAAACAGAGTGAACGATTCTATGAACTATTAGAAGAAATGAAAAGAACTCATGATGCAAAACGTCATGACTATGCAAGTACAGAAGATGTATTCGCAAACTTCAGACATTGTGAAATTGCTGGCATTCCAGCCTGGAAAGGTGTTTGTGTTCGCATTAGTGATAAGTTTAGTCGTATTATGGGGTTTGCAAGAAAAGAACGTCTAGAGGTAAAAGACGAAAGTATTAAAGATACTCTAGTCGATATGGCTAACTATGCTCTTATCGCATTAATTCTTTACGAGGAAGATAATGGGAAAAAGAAGTGAGTTTGAAAGAAAAGACAGAGACTTTTACCCAACTCCATATAAAGCAGTAGAACCTTTACTACCCCATTTACCAGAGAGTTTTACGTTTGCAGAACCTTGTGCTGGGGATGGTAGATTAATTAGTCACTTGACAAAACATGGTGGTGAGGTAAGATATGCACTTGATATTGAACCTATGCATGAATGGGTAAAGTATGGTGATGCATTAACTCAAGGGTACACACAATGTGATTACATTATCACGAATCCACCTTGGGATAGGAAAGTTCTACATCCTATGATAGAACACTTCGTTGACTTTAAACCGACATGGTTATTATTTGATGCTGATTGGATGCACACAAAACAATCAATTCCCTATACAAAATACCTTAGTAAAATCGTGAGTATTGGTAGAGTTAAGTGGATTGAGGGTAGCTCTGGGGTTGGTAAAGATAATTGTTGTTGGTATCTCTTTGAAAATAATGCAAAAAAAGTTGAATTTTTTGGAAGAAAAGACTTGACTTTGTTCTCATAACATGGTATGATTAATCATAATCAAAAAGAAAGGATTGTTTATGATTAAAACGAATAAAATACCAGAACTTTGTGGGTGGATAGGAATGATTCTTATTCATGGTGCGACAGCTCCAACATCCATTTCGGTATTGATGGGGTGGTCAACTAATTTACCCCCATTGAATTTTATACTACTAATATGGTTAGGACTATTTCTGTTTCTAGTGAGAGCGATTTATGCTAAAGATACATTATACATTGTATCTAATGCTATAGGATTTGCACTAAACAGTTTATTGTTAAGTTTAATTGCATTTAATTAAAAAAAAGACTTGACTTTGTTCTAAGAACATGGTATAGTATATACATAATCAAGAGAGAAAGTGAGTCGGAAAATGATAGAACAGTATGAAAATGAAATCAAAAAGTTAGAAAAGTTACTAACTAAATTTTACGGTAACACTTCATCAGTAAAAATGAAGAAGTATGCGATTGAGAAAAAAATTGCAACATTTAAAGATATTGTTAAAGAAATGAAGTTAATACTTGCAATATAATTGCAGAAAAGACTTGACTTTGTTGTCAGAACATGGTATAGTATATACATAATCAAAATTAAATAGTCATAAAGGAGAGAAAAATGGCACATATGGTAGAAACAATGGCATACGCTGGGGAACTTCCTTGGCACGGATTAGGTGTAAAAGTTATTGATGACTTGTCACCAGAACAAATGATGGAAAAAGCAGGAGTTAATTGGTCTGTTGAAAAACAAGACTTGGTAACCTCTGGTGGTTCAACCGTTAAAACTAAACAAGCACTTGTACGGTCTTCAGACGGTCTTGTTCTTGACGTAGTTGGTAAAGGTTGGAATCCAGTTCAGAACGCTGATGCCTTCAATTTCTTTGAAGAGTATGTTCGTGCTGGTGATATGCAGATGCATACTGCTGGTTCGTTAAATGATGGTAAGATGGTTTGGGCACTTGCAAAGACCAACGAATCATTTGAACTTTTCAACGGTGATGTTACAGAGAATTACTTTCTGTTTTCAAATCCACATGAGTTTGGAAAAGCAATTGATATTCGTATGACACCAATTCGTGTTGTTTGCAATAACACTTTAACACTTTCACTATCACAAGATAGTGATGCAATGGTTAAGGTCAATCACAGAAAAGAGTTTGACGTTGCAGAAGTTAAAGAACAGATGGGTATTGCTCGTGAAAAAATGGAACAGTACAAAACAATGGCTGAGTTCCTTGGTTCAAAACGATACACTTCTGAGAATATCGTTCAGTACTTCAATGAAGTATTCGGTTCGGTTGCAAAAGAAAAGGTAGACGGTGTAACACCATTCACTTCCAACAATGCGAAAAACGCTATGGAATACTTGGATACACAGCCTGGTGCAAACTTTGCTCAAGGTTCATTCTGGAACGCCTTCAATACTGTCACTTACATGACAGACCATATTCAAGGACGTTCAAATGATGGACGTATGACAAGTTCATGGTATGGACGAAATCGTAGAGTGAAACTAAAAGCACTCGACAAAGCTTTGGAATATGCTGAAGCTGCGTAAAAAAAGTTTTGTGTGGGGGTTGATTTTTGAAAATTAATCCCCATATAAATAATAGTGATAGTTCAGTACTAAGCCTTCGTAGCCTTTATTGGACAGCATTGGTAAGACAATGTAGAATTTATCTAGAGTGGCTTCTAGACTATCATTATCGCATATGCCTAATGGGTATGCAATTTAATCTTGCTTTATATAAGGAGAAATAAAATGGTAAGAAACAATCTAAGTCTATTCGACAACTTTAATCAATTAACACCTTTCGCAGTTGGGTTTGAACGTCACTTCAACCGTCTTAATGACTACGTTGAACATAACGCTACATCCACTGGTTTTCCACCTTACAATATACAAAAGGTAGAAGATTTCAAATATGAAATCGAAATGGCGCTTGCTGGATTTTCTAAAGATGATTTAGAAATCGAGAAAGCAGACGGTGTGTTGTCGATTCGTTCTACAAAAGAAACAAGTGATAAAAGTGATGATGAATTTACTTTACATAGAGGAATCTCGTATAGGAAGTTCAACAGAAAGTTTACACTTGCTGAAGATGTAGAAGTAATTGGTGCATCTCTAAAGGATGGTCTATTGACTGTTACTCTAGAACAAATCGTTCCAGAAGAGAAAAAACCAAAACTTATTACTATCAAGTAATTGGTAGAAATACTGAAAGGTAAGACTTGACATTGCCTTTCTTTTATGTTATAGTCAATTATTAAATCATGATAAAAGGAGAATATATTATGAGTAGACCTAAAATGTCTAAAAGACAGAAGGTAATTAACCTTCTACAAAAGGGTGACAATGTATTATGGAAGACTTTGAGAACAAAGTTTGACTTAACATCACCAAGAGCTATGATTGATACCCTAAGAAATGAAGGTTATTGTATCTATACGAATAACACCCCAAAAGGTAAAGCGTATAGAATCGGTGAACCATCTAAAGGTATTATCGCTGCTGGTTTGAAATCTGTTCTAGGAACAGACTATTCTTACTCTGCACGAGCTTAAGTAAAATCGGAGAGGGGTTCATCCCCTCTCCACCCTATATTATATTATGGAGAAGAAGTGAAAATATTTCAAAAAGAAAAAGAGCCTGTCGCTGTAGAAAATGTAATTGAATACAAATACGCAGAAGATAGGATTCTCAAAGAACTCGCTGAATATATTAATGCAACATATAATCAGCATTACTCTCTAAGTAAATTCCAAGCAACTGAATTCATCCTTGACTCTGGTCATGGTAAAGGATTTTGTATTGGTAATTGCATGAAGTATCTTCAACGCTACGGTAAAAAAGGTAGTAGAGAAGATGCAAGAAAAGACTTGCTTAAAGTAATCCACTATGGTATAATAGCATTACATAATCACGATAAGGAGAAAAGTTAATATGAAACTTAGTAATGATACTAGAGAAGTGTTGAAGAACTATTCGACAATCAACGCTAATCTATTGGTAACGTCTGGTAATCAGATTGCAACAATGTCTCAAATGAAGAACATTGTATCGAAAGCAACTCTACCAGATACTTTTGAAAAGGAATTCGCAATCTATGATTTGAATGAATTCCTATCTGCAATGTCGTTGTTTGATGACCCAGACCTAGAGTTTGGTGATAATAGTGTAAGGATATCCCAAGGTGGACAATCTTTGAACTATTTCTATAGTGACCCAACTGTAGTAACTACCCCAAAGTCTGATATTACAATGCCTGATGCATCTGCTGTATTCACACTTAAACAGAGTGTATTCAATCAAGTATTGAAAGCATCATCTGTACTAGGTGTTCCAGATATGGTTGTAGATGTTGATAGTGAAGGTAATATGAGTATAAGGGTTTCCGATAGGAAAAACGATACCTCAAATAGTTTTAGTGTTGCTCTTGAAGGAAAGAGTGAAGTACAAGACCAGAAGTTCTATTTTAAAGTTGAAAACTTGAAATTACTTTCTGGTGATTATGAAGTACAAGTATCTCACAAAGGTATTTCTAACTTCAAGAATCTTAATAAGAATGTAGAATACTTTATCGCACTTGAAGCTGCTTGAGGGAAAACTTTATGAATGAAATATTATGGGTAGAGAAGTATCGTCCAGAGACTATTGAGGATGCAATACTTCCATTTGAGTTGAAACAAACATTTCAACAATTTGTAGACAACCGAAATTGTCCTAACTTACTACTGTCTGGTTCTGCTGGATGTGGTAAAACTACAGTTGCAAAAGCAATGTTGGAACAACTAGGTTGTACCTACATGATGATTAACGGTTCTGAAGAATCTGGTATTGATGTACTACGAAACAAAATCAAGAACTTTGCAAGTACTGTCTCTATGGATGGTAATCGTAAATATGTTATTCTTGATGAAGCAGATTATCTAAATCCTCAATCTACACAGCCTGCATTGCGTGGGTTTATAGAAGAGTTTAGTAAAAACTGTGGGTTCATTCTTACTTGTAACTTCAAGAACCGTATCATTGAACCACTTCATAGTCGTTGTTCAAGTATTGAGTTTCGTATTCCACCAGAAGAGAAACCACAACTTGCAATGGACTTTATGCAGAGATGTGTAAATATCCTTGATACAGAGAATGTTAAATATGATAAAAAGGTAGTTGCAACACTCATTCAAAAGTTCTTCCCAGATTGGAGAAGGGTTCTTAATGAACTGCAACGATATAGTGCAAGTGGAGTAATAGATGCTGGAATACTGGTTAACTTATCTGAGAACTCAATTAAAGAACTCCTTACATTTCTTAAAGGTAAAGAGTTTACCAATGTTCGTAGATGGATTGTCAACAATCTTGATAACGACCCAAGCCGTATTTATCGTAGGTTGTATGATTCCCTTTATGATTCTTTGGTGCCTTCTACTATCCCCCATGCTGTTGTTATACTTGCTGACTATAGTTACAAATCCGCCTTTGTCGCAGACCAAGAAATCAATCTATTAGCCTGTATGACAGAGTTAATGTCTCAAGTAAAGTTCAAGTAATGGCATATGAACTTAAAGTATACTTAAAGTCAATTAATAATACCAAAGAAAATTTGATGGATGGTGATGACCCTCTGTACGAAAAGAAGTACTCATCATTCATTATGAACAAATGTCTAGCACCATTCAATGATACTATCATGTTGGTCAATGAAATGAATTTCCACCATCATTTGGACTCAAAACTTCAATATGATTTTTTACTAAATAGTCTAAGGAAGCAGAATAGATATGCTCCTTGGATGAAGGCGAGTAAGACTAAAAACTTAGAGTATGTAAAAGAATTCTTTGGTTATAATAATGAAAAAGCAAAGTCTGCATTGAACATACTAAATGATGAACAAATCGCCTATATAAAAACAAAATTGAACAAAGGTGGAAAAAATGAATGATACTTTATGGAAACCAGACAAAATGCTTGAGGTGGGTCTAAAAGAACCAGATGACTTTCTCAAAGTTCGTGAAACGCTCTCTCGCATTGGTGTTGCATCAAGAAAAAACAAAACTCTGTTTCAATCCTGCCATATTTTACATAAACAAGGTAAATATTTTATAGTGCATTTTAAAGAACTATTTGCACTAGACGGTAAGGATACAAACATTTCAGAAAACGATATCGCAAGACGGAATACAATCGCTAATCTATTAACAGATTGGGGATTGGTAAAGGTGATAAAAGAGTGTGACGTAGAAGCTGCACCCTTATCACAAATCAAAGTAATTAGTTTCAAAGAGAAAAATGAGTGGACACTTGAGACTAAGTACAATATTGGAAAAAAGAAAGAAGGATAGAATGAAACCAGGCGATTATATTATTGAAGCTGCAAGAAAACAAGCAGAAGGTGCAGTTGCAGTACACCTTGCAAATATTAAAGTTTACCAAACAATGCCTGCTGGTATCGGTGAACATTCAGACGTAACAGAAGCAGTAATTGCAGAGTTGGATAAACTTGCATCTGCTGATGATAGGTTAGAAATGCTTAATAAGTATTTTCCAGAAACTTTTAAGGACTAATAATAATGTTGAGTTCTGCATCAATGGTTGAACCACAAGGTATCGTTTCTCTGAGTCAATATATTCAAGAACAAGCTCCAGAGAAACCATATCGGTTCGTTGTAATTTATAATGACCCAGAAAATATGACAGATGACTCGAAAGCGGAAGCTGAAGAGATGGCTGTTAATATGTTAAANTATGGAAAGAAACTTGGACTAGAAGGGTTTAAGTGCAGAATTGAAGATTCATATCTATCTCGTAAAGATGATAAACTTTATATCAATGATATTGATGACAAATCCTTTTTGATAGATGAAAATACTATAGTCTTTAATAGGTCTAAATCTAATGACTTTGCAAACTGGCAAGGTATGATGTATGATTTAGAAAAATCAAATGTGGTTGTGATTAACTCACTAGATGTACATTTACTTTGTGCAGATAAATGGAAAACATATGTTTCTCTTGAACTAGTAGGTGCTAAACAACCTAAAACACTTCTGGTAAATAGTCCAGAAAAGTGTCAAGGTGTTTTTGAAAGACTTGATACAAAGTTTCCAGTTGTTCTCAAAACACAATTAGGAACTGGTGGTGTTGGTGTTGTTAAGATTGAAAATGAAACACAATTACTCGCAACTACACAATTAATTCATAGATTAAATCAAGAAAGAGGAATGATACTTCAAGAGTTTATTCCTTTAGAATATGATATCAGAGTTATAGTTCTTGCTGGTGAAATCCACGGTGCAATGAAAAGACCAGTTCCAGCTGGTGATTTTAGAAGTAATGTACACCAAGGTTCTAAACCAGAAAAAATTATTCTAACTGAGATGGAAAAAATGGAAATAGATATTACTATGAAAGCTATGCAACCAAGAGGTAGTTGGATTGGTATAGATTTAATTCCGTCTAAAGATAGAGAAAAAGAAAGACCATATGTTCTGGAAGTAAACACACAGCCTGGAACTGTTGGTTATAATAGTATTATCAAAGGTGACATATTAGAAGATGTTCTAAAAAAATTTATGAATCGTGATAATTGGACTTGACATTTAACCACAAAGGTGGTATAACTATATTATGAATTTCTATACAAACGTAGCCCCTTGGGGGAATCAAATACTAGTTCGTGAATACAAGAACGGTGAGAGGGTTAATCGTAAGGTTAAGTACTCCCCAACTTTGTATGTGCCTGTTCAGAAAGAAACTGAATACAAAACACTTCAAGGTAAGTTTGTAACACCTTACAAGTTCGACACAATCAAAGAAGCGAAAGCGTTCATTGAACAATATAAACAACAACCTCATCTGGTCTTTGGTCTGGATAGGTTTGCATACACATATCTTTCAGACACTTACCCCAAAACTGTTGATTGGGATAGTGACAAAATCCTAACAGTTACAATTGATATTGAGACAAGAGCTGACAATGGTTTCCCAGAACCAGAGAAAGCAGAAGAAGAAATGCTTGCAATCACTATCAAAAACCAAACTACCAAAGAGATTATTCTCTGGGGTTTGGGTGAGTTCAAGAATGACAGAGATGACGTAACTTACATCAACTGTTCTAATGAAAATGAACTACTTGCAAAATTTATGAATTGGTGGTCTAAACACTACCCAGACGTTGTTACTGGTTGGAACACAGAATTCTTTGATATTCCCTACCTTGTCAATCGTGTTACCAAGATTCTTGGTGAGGACAGAGCGAAAGAGTTTTCTCCTTGGGGTATCATCAATGCAAGAAAAGTTTGGAATCATGGTCGTGACCAACAAGTTTATGATATCATTGGTGTTGCAAATCTTGATTACTTACAATTATATCGCAAGTTTACATATTCTAATCAAGAGAGTTATGCACTTAATCATATTGCATTTGTCGAACTTGGTCAGAAGAAGAACGAAAACCCATATGAGACATTTCAAGATTGGTACACAAAAGATTATCAGTCTTTCCTAGAATACAATATTGTTGACGTTGAACTTGTTGACCGTCTGGAAGACAAGATGAAATTACTTGAACTTTGTTTGACTATGGCCTATGAAGCGAAAGTTAACTATGAAGATGTATTCGGTCAAGTTAAGTATTGGGATGTTCTTATTCATAACTATCTCAAAGAGAAAAAGGTTGTTATTCCACAAAAGTCTCATCAATCAAAGTCTGACAAGTATGAGGGTGCATATGTAAAAGACCCACAAGTTGGTCAACATAAATGGGTTATGTCTTTTGACTTGAACTCATTGTATCCACATTTGATTATGCAATACAATATGTCACCAGAGACTCTTGTTACTGGTAATTACCTAAAGTTGCCTGAAGACAAAACGTATGTCAATGAGATGTTGGGTGAAATCAAACTTGATATTCCAGACCACACAACTATTACACCAAACGGTGCATTATATCGTAAAGACAAACTTGGTTTTCTTCCACAGATGATGCAAGACATTTATAATGACCGTACTATTTACAAGAAGAAGATGTTGAAAGCGAAACAAGACTATGAAGATACAAAAGACCCACAGTATCTAAAGTATATCAGTCGTTACAACAACATTCAGATGGCACGAAAGATATCACTTAACTCAGCTTATGGTGCGATTGGTAATCAATACTTTCGATATTATGACCTTGCGATTGCAGAAGGGATTACAACTGCTGGTCAGTTATCTATTCGTTGGATTGAAAAGAAGATAAACCAATACCTAAACAAGTTACTTAAAACTAACAAAGACTATGTGATTGCATCTGACACGGATTCAATCTATGTCACATTCGACAAGTTGGTCGAACAAGTAAATCCAAAGAATCCTATTGACTTTCTTGACACGATTGCAAAAGAAAAGATTGAACCGTTTATTGACAAGTCTTACAAACAACTTGCAGACTATACTCATGCATATGACCAAAAGATGCAGATGAAACGAGAAGTGATTGCAGACAAAGGTATTTGGACTGCAAAGAAAAGATACATCCTCAACGCATGGGATGTTGAAGGTGTTCGATATCAAGAACCCCAACTCAAGATTATGGGTATTGAAGCAGTCAAGTCTTCTACGCCTGCACCTTGCAGACAGAAGATTAAAGAAGCACTAAAGATTATCATGTCTGGTTCAGAGAAAGAACTAAATGATTTCTTGATTGCGTTTCGTAAAGAGTTTGAGAGTCTTCCACCAGAAGAGATTGCATATCCTCGTTCTGTCAACGGTGTTCGTAAGTTTTACTCTGATAGTTCAATTTACAAGAAAGGCACGCCTATGCATATCAAAGGAAGCCTTGTTTACAATCATATGATTAAAGAACGTAAACTTACAAGGAAGTATGGACTTATTCAGAATGGAGACAAAATCAAGTATCTTGAATTACGTCAACCCAATCCACTTGGTTGTAATGTGATATCTTTTCCATCACAATTACCGAAAGAACTTGACATTCTGAAGTATGTAGACTATGATGTATCTTATATGAAAAGTTTCATTGACCCACTTTCGTTTATTACCAACAACATTGGTTGGAAGATTGATAGGTCATTTGGAACACAAACCACACTAGAGGACTTTTTTAATTGAACCAAGACTTATACGATTTACTAAAACGAAATGTTGACCACACTGGTCTACCAGTAATGCATAAAGAATTATTTCTTGACACTACGGAGAAGTATGGTAAAGAAGATTTTCGTAAAACACTTGCAGAGTTTATTACAAAAGAAAAACCACCATATCCACTCAAAGAGTTTAATATGGAAAAAGTGGTTGACAACTTTCGTAAGTTGCAGAAAGCTGACTTTACAAAATATCTAAGTCAACCAGATAATGTTATGGAAAAATATGATGATTACAAGTATTCATATGATGAATATGGATTGGGTGTAATTGATGGGCCTTCTACCTTTAGTTATTGTGCAGACTCTTTTATGAATGACCTACGAATGTCTTGTGGTTCTTATGGTTTTAAATCACCAGTGCAAAGATGGAATGATGGTGATAATATCTGGGGTGCATTTGGGCCTATCTGGAGAGGTGTAAATGATAGTCAATCATTACAACCCAAAACTTATACAATGTCATTTAGACTTGGTACTTATATTGCAACACAGTTCAAACCTATTGTTGCGAAAACAATTTATAATATGACAGATGCAAAAACTGTATTAGATACATCTATGGGTTGGGGTGATAGATTGACTGCGTTCTATGCTTCTAACGCAACACATTATATTGGTTGTGACCCAAATCCTAATACCTTTGCAAGATACCAGAAGATGATTGACTTTTATGATAAACTCACTGGTGGTAAGAAAACTGTGCAGATGTATAATTGTGGTGCAGAGGATATGCCATGGGATGAAATTAATAATGTAGATTGTGCATTTACTTCACCACCATATTTCTCTACAGAAAGATATAATGAAGGTGGTGAGAAAGAAGAACTACAGTCATGGTTTAAGTTTAATGAATATGAATCTTGGAGAGATAACTTTTATCTTCCAGTATCACAAAATACTTTTGATTCACTAAGTGACACTGGTGTTATGATGATTAATATTCTAGACCCAAAGATTAAAGGCAAGAGGTATCGTTCTGGTGATGAACTTGTCGATATGTTAAAAGATAATTTTATGGGTCAAGTTGGTATGAGAATTATGCAACGTCCACAAGGTGCATCTGTATTCAAAGACGAAGATGGTAACTTTGATAAAGCTGCAATGGATGAGTTTATGGACAGAACTTACATAGAGAATATTTGGTATTTCAGTAAAGATAAAAACAAAGATATTTTTAGACATATTAAAAGAAATACATTAGAAAGTTTCTTTGCATGATACACTTAGAAAGTTGTATTGATACTTTAAAAAAAGATGTTAAGTATGATTATGTACTTACATCTCCACCAGATTATGCAGAACTAGGTATACCAGCACATACAAACGAATGGGAAGACTTTTTACATAGTTGGGTATCATTATTAAAACCTACAAATAACCTAGTTACTATTTGTACCACTGATAGAAAAGGTGATGGTAGAATATATCCAAAACATATAAAAGTAATTAATGTATTTGAAAAGAACGGTTGGTTTCTTAGAAAAACTAATATATGGGTTAAGTCATATAAAGTAAATATGTTTCGTATGAACTATATGCACATACTTACTTTTGCAAAGAAACCATTTAAATTAAAAAATCCACATATGGTGGATGTAATACTAGATGAAAAGTCAACTATAGTAAACGGTTTTAAGTTTGGTATGAGTCCATTAGTTTGTCGTATGATGATAGAGAATCATACAAATGAAAATGATGTAGTATATGACCCATTTATGGGAAGTGGAACTACTGCGATTGCAGCCCTAGAGGTTGATAGAAATTATCTTGGAAGCGAGATAAATGAAGAGTATTACAATTTATGTAAAAAAAGAATCGAAAGTGATTTGACTTTACGGTAATTTTGTAGTATTATATAATAATATAACAGAGTGTAATGACCACATAATCCCTAATAGGTATTAGACGTTACCCTCATAACATAGGAGAAGCAAAATGCTTTCATTAAAAGAAGCGTATATGGAAGACGCTATATTAAAACTATTTCCAAAACCAGATTATTCACACATATCTCCAAATATTAAAGTAAGTGATGCAATATGGATTGATTTTGATGATATCTATATTGATGACGAAATTGGTAATATTGCTAGGTCTGATGGACAAGACCCATCACATATTGAAGACTTAAAAAGTTCATTTAGTGCTGGTGTCATTGTAAATGAAGAACTTGGTGCAGTTAAACGACAACCAGAAGGCTCACCTAAACCTTGGGTATTGAAATATGGTTTCGGAAGAACTCTTTCACAAATAGAGTTGGGTGTTAAGGGCTGGGCATTCAATCCAATAGATGGAACAGATACAGAAATTGAAGATGTTCAGTCTTATGAGAATGAACCAAAAGCACCTAAGAATAACAACAAAGAACCAGATATCATAAGGATTAAATCTCTTCAAGTAAAAGAGGGTAGATTATCAAATAATGAAGATGATATATATGCAAATTTAAAGAAGACTTATCCAAGAAGAAAGAAAGAGTCTATTGCTAGAATTGCATCTGGTGTTATGGAAGAAAACAATACGCCTGTCAAGTATGCATATTACACAGATGCAAAGATTAAGTTGTGGAGAAAGAACCACTACTCTGGTTATTTTGCAATCGGAGGTGATTGGGATATGGATGAACAAGCACATGGATTCACCTCAAAGATTGGTGGTCTTTATAGAACATTTCATAGAGCAAGGTCTAACTATTCACAAACTGGATTTGTATCTTATGTAAATACATTTGCTGGTCAAGTAGTAAAAGGTTCAACTTTAGAACAACAAAGAGAATCAATTATTAAAGAATATATTGGTTTAAGAGTTATAGACGCTATGACCTATGGTGTTGATGTAAAGTTCTTAACCTTGAATGGTTTTTTCCCACAGTCATATGGAATTGATAAGTGGAGTGAATTTATAGAGTTAGACCAAGATGACCTTGAAAACAGAGTCAGAGAAACAATTAGAAAAGCGAAAGCTTTGAAGATAGCAAGGTCTGCTGCTTAAAAGACTTGACTCTCAAACATAAATAGTGTATATTATACAAAATAGGAGATTATTATTATGGACACAGACTTATTAAAAGATTATTTAGAGTTTGTAGATGAAGTTTCTAGTGACCAAACTAAAAACACAGATGACTTTATCGACTCTATGGAAATCATAGATGAACAAGGTGTAGACCCATCAAGACTAATGACTGCAAGTATCGGTTTGTCTGGTGAGGTTGGAGAATTTAACGATATCGTTAAGAAGTGCGCCTTTCAAGGTAAAGAGATGGATGAAGATGTTGTAAGACATTTAAAATCTGAACTCGGCGATGTGATGTGGTATATCGCACAAGGGTGTATGGCACTTGGAACAGATATTGAAGAACTAATAGATATTAA